GATGTGTACATCACAGGCGACCCACAAGTCTCGTTCTTCAGACAAAACTATAAACGTCACACCAACTTCGCAATTAAACCAGAACGCCTCGATTATATCGGTACGTTTGGTTCGGGAAACGAAATTTCCATCCCAATTAAATCCAAGGGAGATCTTTTAAGCTATATATGGATCGAAGGTACAAATATTAACAATAAGGATAATGATGGAAGTATATATAATTACAACGATATAACTTCACCAACCGAATTTTCACTTTGGGTAGGTGGTCAAGAAGTTTCCAAATTAGATACAGGATTCATCAATAGTGCACACGGCGCTCTTTATAACACTACACAAGCTAAAGCTTCTGCGTGGGCCAGTTGCGACGATAAAGGTGAAAACTCATCAGACAATTCCTACGTTATCCCATTCTTCTTCAGTGAAGATTGGACCAAATCTTTACCCCTCGTCGGTCTCCAATACCACCAGGTTGAAATCAGAATCAAGTGTAGAAACGGTACATTTGCACCAGAATCTACACCAAAGGTATATGGTTCATACATCTTCCTCGACACAGAAGAGCGCGAATTCTTTGCTAAATCAGAACACGAAATGCTTATCACACAAACACAATTCCAGCCAATGACTGGTACGGAACAAACCATTGATCTTACTTACTTTAACCACCCCGTTAAGGCCGTACACATTGCCGCGTTTGGTACATCCGCAGCCTATACATTCGGTTCAGGAGGTAGTGCGTCCATGTTTATTAACGGTACACCACTCTTCGAAGACATGTCTATCGAATATCACCGTAACGTTGTTCCAACCAGACATTGTTCGTACTTCCCACCAGGGGCAAAAGACGAACCAATTGCGACATGGCCATTCGCACTCACTATAGATAAATCACAACCAACAGGTACATTGAACTTTTCGCGCATAGACAGTGCTAAAATAACAATTTCTAAGGCCCCAGTAATAGCCGATATAGACTTTATTCGCGCGTATGCGGTCAACTATAACATTCTCAGGATTAAGAATGGTATGGGTGGTGTCGCATTCGGTAATTAATTTATTATTTAACCAGATGAACCAAATCCTCTATTAGCACGCATAGTCTTTTGCAATTCATTCACCTCCTCGATAAGAGGTGTTAAACACTTTTCTAAAATTAACTGAGCAATCTTATCACCCTTTTTAATTTCGAACGGAACCGACCCGAGATTAAATAGGCAAACTTTCAATTCACCCGTATAATCAGGATCAATCACACCCGCACCAACATGGATCCCATATTTTACAGTTAATCCAGATCTCGGTGCTATGCGTCCATAACATCCCATAGGAATAGTCGCACACACGCCAGTACTTACAATATCCCTAGAATTTGGTTCGATACATAAGTCGTTTAAACTGTATAAATCGTACCCGACAGACCCCGGGGAAGCGCGCGTTGGTAAAGTCGCATCTAGTGTTAATCGTTTAATTTGAAGTGTTTCTTCGGAAGACATTTTTATTTATATTACACTCTTTTTCTTTATGTAATTAAAAATAAATTAATATAAACGTTTAAGACTATAAAATCATAAAATGAGTCTGAAAATTATAATGGGAAACATGTTTTCGGGTAAAACTACGGAACTTGTTAGACGTTTGAAAAGGTACGAGGTTATAGGAAAACGTATACTCGTCATAAACTCGAGTAAAGATACACGGTGTTTAGAACACGTTCTACGAACACACGATAACACGAAATTTGATTGTATAAAAATAGATGACCTAAACGAACTCAATTACCAAGACGTTGATATAATAGCCATAGACGAAGCACAGTTTTTTATAGGGTTAAAAGTTTTTGTTGAAAATGCACTTAGTCGTGGTAAAACAGTCTTATTAACAGGTTTAGATGGTGATTATAAACAAAGAAAAATAGGTGAGATCATAGATTGTATACCACTCGCAGATAAAGTTTTTAAAATATCTGCGATGTGTATGGAATGTATGGATGGTACACATGGACCATTTACTAAACGTATTGTTAATAGTACAGAAACAGAACTCATAGGTGGTAAAGAAATGTATAGAGCCGTTTGTCGAAAACATTTATAATTATATTTTCTCAGTCTATCACAAATGCAACCAACAGTCTCAGTAAAAAATTCATCGTTAACCGATACACAAATAGGATTACTCACAATACCAGCAGTAACAGTGCTTACATTAGCCGTTCTTATTCTATTGAATAAAACGTCTAGAAAAAACCCACTTGCGTATATTTCACTGTTTTTAGCAGGTATTCATTTATATCATCATTATACACTTATCGGTCTACAAAATAAACATTAGGTACATAAAGTAATAAAACATGTAGCATGTAAATATAAATATGTTTATGATAGAAGAACCTTATGGTTTATCACAATTTCAATGCTGGTTAATATCACTCACACTTGGTATTGTGTTAATAAAAAGAAAAAGTCGTGGTGAAAATTATATACAAATCACCGAACCAGAATTATAAAATTTCTTAATCTATAATAAATGCGCGTTTATTTAGAAAAAAGTCCTCGCATTGATAAAAAGTTTAGAGTTACTTTTGAAAATGGGAGAATAGTTGATTTTGGTGCACGAGGGTATTCAGATTATACAATACATAAAAACCCGGTACGAATGCGTTCTTACGTAACACGTCATGGAGGGTATGTACCATATATGGTACAAAAACAAACCGATAAAAAACTAATACACGAAAATATGCTCGATGTTACTCGAAGCGATAAAGAAAACTGGGGTAAAACAGGTTTTTATACCGCAGGGTTTTGGTCGAGATGGCTTTTATGGAGTCACCCAGAGTTAAAAGGTGCTAAAAAAGTAATATCTAAGAAATTTGGTTTAACTTTTGTTTAATACCTCGTCGTTTAAGATTTGCTTTTAAAGCTGTCATTAAATTTGCGCGTGGATCTCTTTTAGTTGGAACTGGTGGTGCTGGTGGTACACGTTTAGGTGGAACTGGTGGCGCTGGTGGAATTGATGGTTTTGGTTTTGGTGTAACAGGTTTACTCACTCTGTGCGTAGAACCCGAACTCAATTCCTTAAACAATGATTTACACGTACGTAAAAGTTTTTTCGTTTCACGAACCTGAATTTCCAAAGCCGGTGCCTGACGTCTTTGAATTTTCATTCTGAGTTCCTTCTCCGTCAAAGGTATACGTTTACCCTTAATTTTTTTAGTTACGCGAAGACCAAGTCTTTTAGCCTCTGTTTTTAACGAATCGATCTTCATTTATATTACTCAATATTTTTTGTTTGATTAATATAATTGGATTGCGAAAAATAATTAACCCTAGACTGTATCTTCATCATCACTTTCCTGGCCCATCACATCTATACGTTTCTTCGTATCATCCGCGAGAAACCCGGAAAGTACTGAACATACAGAACACAAAAAGAACGCAAAAGCGGCTGAATATGGATTAAATTTACCTTTTTGAATAGTTAATATAGAACCACACATCGTAGATAATATACATGCTAATATAATACCAACGGATTCAATCGATAAAAGATCGTCCTTAGCCATTGTCTATTACTACTTTTATATTAGAAAAAATTATCTGTTCTATACATCTTTGCCTGGAATGCACCCGTTTGTCCTAAAACCGAAACGGATTCATTACCATAAAATTCGGGACACCCAATATCTTCCATACAATCACGCGCTTCGTGTGTTACTGGAAGCGAATACATTTGGTCACCCGGTGTTGTCGTATAATAATGGTACCTGTCGCGTCTACCACGAACTTCTTTACCGTACAAGGGTAAAGTTTCGTCATCGTTACCAACTAATATACCCATTTGTTGGACGTGTCCTGGTTTGTATTCTTTTATAGGTGGTTCCCGGTATTCCTTTTGTGTAGGAACTCTCACGGGTACACGAACTGGAACAGCAACTCGAACTGGGACCTTTTCTTCTTTTTTTAAAATCACGGGATTATATATCTGGTATATAACCACGGCAATAAGTACCGTTATGGTAAAAATCATGAGTTTACTTTTTGTCTTATTCTTCATTTATATGTACCAATATTATATTATTTTACGATACGTCTTTTTAATTCATGAAGCGGACTCAAATCAACTCTATTTAATCTAAATTGTACGAATAACCATAAAAAGAATAAGAGACTCTTTAATAAATTGTTAGCTGCGGTATCATCCATCTTATATATAGGTCCAACGACGCGTCCAAAAAAGGTTTCTTCTTTTTTGTTTCCTGTAACAACCATTTCCATTTGTGTTAAAGCACACGTATCATCGTTAACTGACCAATGAAAGAATATAAATGGTACTAAAATGGAATAAAATTCAAGGTTTTGTTTATTTTTCATGAAAGGAACAACAATCATTGTTATCAAAAACAGTAAGTGAATGAAGAATATAATATTCATATCTATTAGTATGAACGAAGAAAAGAAATTGCCAAAGATTTGGCACCCCCAACAGGAAAAGATACTTAAGGCCTGGGGAGAAGCAGCTGCATGTTATAGATACATGCATTATCAGGCGTACTGTTCATACAAAAATCAGAGTATGAAATTTACAATACCGCTTATTATAGTAAGTACCATAACAGGTACGGCGAACTTTGCGCAAGAAACTTTCCCACCAACTGTACAACCGTTCGTTCCATCCGCAATTGGTGGTCTGAATCTTCTTACAGCTATAGCGACCACTATAATGCAATTCCTTAAGATTAATGAACTCATGGAAGGTCACCGTGTTGCTTCGGTACAATATGGTAAAGTTTCGAGAACTATTCGTTTAGAATTAACATTACCACTCTCGGAAAGAACACAAAATGGTACAAATATGATAGAAAATATGCGCGCTGAGTATGATCGTTTAATAGAACAGTCACCAAACGTACCTAAATATATAATAGACGCATTTGAAAAAGAATTTCCAGATGATAATGTATTTTTCAAACCAGAGATTATGCATATTCAACCAATAACACCGTTTAAGGCTATAGCGGAAAATACAATAATGACTAAATTGAAAGATGCTGTAGGTGGTACGGCAAAAAGAGAACTTAAAAAAGAACTCGATGATATACGAGGTAACGTAAATTCTGCTAAAAAAACAATAAAAGCTGATATAGAAGGTAAACAACAACGTATAAGTGAAATATCAGATTTAAAAGATAAAGGACTCGTGAGTTTAAAAGGTGATCTCATGAAAGAATTGCGACGTAGAACCGAACTCATGGAAGTAGTAACTGAAATACCTAAAGACGAGACTGAAACTACAGAATCGACGACAGACGATTCGAAAGATAAGCAATCATAATAAACATAGTTAAGTTAAAGAATCCGATACATAGTATATAAGGAGTAATTTTCTTTTTTAAAGGATCTATTACACGCTTTTGAAGAATATCATTATCTAATATAATATCTAAAGCTTGATTAGTTAGATCATCTTCATCACCTGACATGGATTCCTTTGTTATTGTAAAAAAAGAAAAAAAGAAAAGATATATTTCGATACACGATAAGGAGATAAATCTATTACAAAAATATATAGAATCTGGTAAAAACGTTTTTCTATGTGGACCATCGGGTTGTGGTAAAACTTTCATTATTAATCAAGTTTTAGATGAAACAAATGGTATCGAAATATGGGACGAACCTTTACAGAAAAAGGATATATTCATGAGCACAATAAAAATTTCAGATATGTATAGTTATATCGAAGATTATGATATAGATATGTACAAATATAAATCAATAATTGAAAGTGTTTCTGAAGGTGAAAATATAACTAAAAAACCGTTGATCGTAACATCTAAAAGTATTTACTTCATGGATAACTTTACCACCATGATAGTTACTAAAAAAAGTCCAGATGAAATAATGAAACTAAAACCTACTCACACAAATTGTTCTGTAGCGGCACACAAATGTTCGGGTAATATTTATAACTTTTTTAGTTATTTAGAATTTCCATACGAAAAAGATATTTTTAAAACACCAAAGGATATTATTAACGACGTTTTGTGTAACGATGAAAACATTGATATAACAGATTCTCTACACGAACATGGTCATGTTTGGTCAGCTATTCAGGAAAATTATATAGATGCGATAAATGATAACGCCGAAAAAATAACAAACGCAATAACAAACGCAGATGTATACGACGTAGAAATGTATAAAGGTGATTGGGACGTCATGCCTTTTTTTACACTCAACGCCATTAAAATTCCAAAAATGTATTTTACCAAAAAAATAACTCCTGAAAATATACGACCGGGTAAGTTTTGGACAAAGTTTGGTAACCAAAAAATGAGACAACAAAAAATTAGAAATATACAAATACAGTCGTATTCTAAATTTAATCACCAAGAATTCATGTTATTTAGAATGTACGCACAAATGGGAGACGTTTCTAAATTTAAAGAGTATAATTTAACACCACAAGATTTTGATGTGATGAATCATTTAGCTATACAAAATAAACTCAAACAACGCGAAGTTACAAAAATAAAAAAGTTGATTAAAGAAGAAATAGCAAATTAAAAATAAAAGAATGACTACAACCACTAACACGGATGAAGAAGAATTTAAAATCACACGTGTTATTGGTAACGAAATATTGTATTACGGGGAAATCACGAACGAGGATATTCTCGAATTTATAGAAGAGTTTAAAAAACTCGAAATCAAACTTCTTAAACAAAAGGCGGAACTCATAGGGTACGAACCAATCATACGTGTACACGTGTGTAGCGGAGGAGGTGATTTGTTCGCGGGTCTGAGTGCGATGAACATAATCGAAAAATCACGCGTTAAGGTTATCACGATCGCACAAGGTGA